AGTTACCGATTGTTCGTAGACAAATAGATGCTCCCGAAGTAAAGACACTTGCACCCGATGGGGACTTTTTGTTCCCTCCTTATGTGACAGACCCTCAGAGAGCACCGTTCTGTTTTTGGAAGACGTACTACACTGCTCAAGAGCTAGAGAACAAAGTAGTAACAGATGGATGGGATGCTGACTTTGTTGAGCACGTTATTGACAAGTACAGAGGTGTCAATATTGATTCCGTAGAGAGAGAGCAAGAGGGTCGTAGAAGTATTTCGCTTACTGACAATGCTTACGAAGCCGAGGAGTTGATTGAAATCGTATACGGTTATCAGAGACTTATTGACAAAGAAGATGGTGCTGAAGGGATTTATTGCACAGTTTTCCACAAGGAGTTCAGTGGAACTGAGGACGTTCCTGGTTTTGCTAAGTTCGAGCTACTTAATGGTTACGAGGATTATCCGATTGTAGTTACTAAACTTTCTGAAGATAGTAAACGCCTTTATGACGTTCAAACTATTCCAGACATTCTTCGTGGTATACAGAATCAAGTAAAAGTAGAGAGGGATTCACGTATAGATAGAAATAGCATCGCCACTCTGCCTCCTATTCTGCACCCAGTGGGACAAGCTCCTACAGATTGGGGACCAGGAAGAATGATCCCTTACAGACGTAAAGGAGACTTGGACTTCGCTCCGACTCCACCAGCTCCAAGTGGTTCTATTGAAATAGAAAGAACTATGGAGGCTCAAGCGGACAGACTTTGTGGACTGGATGAAACCTCTGCGATCAGTCAAGTACGCAAACAATTTTTAGTGGACAAGTTCTTGCAGCACTCAGCCGAAGTTCTTAATATGGCTTACAAGTGCTTCCAAAGATTTGGACCGGATGCAGTCTTCTTCAGAGTTACTGGCTCTCCGGATCCAATCGAGTTCAGTAAAGGAGACCCGAACGAGAACTTTGATATAATGATAAATTATGATGTTCTCAACTCAGATCCCCAGACTCAAGAGCAGAAGCTACAGCAGTTGGTCGCTCTTACGCAACTTGATCGTAACGGTCGTATTGACATTAATTCTCTGCTTGATGCTGCTGCTTCTAGCATTGATCCGGTTCTCGCTGATAGGATACTACAGCCTACTGAAGTTGCTCAAGAACAAGTAGTACGCCAAGTAACAGATGACTTATCGAAGATTTATTCCGGCATTGAAATGCCAGCACGTCCTAACGGTGCTCAAATTGCTCTTACTGTTATTCAGCAGTATGCTTCTCAGCCGGATGTTGCTGAAAGACTTCAAACGGATGAAGCCTTCGCAGCAAGAATCGAAAAGTACGCTGGGCAGTACACATTCCAAATGCAACAAATGCAAAACGCTCAGATCGGGAGAGTTGGAACACAACCAGCCCAAATGGGAGATATTCAAACTCAAGGAATATAATACTATGGCGGATAATATGACCACAAGTCAGTACGCTAAAACACGTGCTCAAGCAAGACAAATGGCGTTTGATTTATACGATGTCGTAAAACTAAATGAAGGATATAAGCCAGCTGCTTACAAAGATACTAAAGGTAATATGACTATCGGGGTAGGTTTTAACCTAGAGAGTCCTATCAACAGAAAGTATTTAGAACAAAAGTACGGACTCACTTACGATGATGTTGTCAATAAAGGAGTTGAGTTAAACGATAAGCAAATAAAAGATTTGTACGTATTTAGTATGAGGAACGCTTATGAAGATGCGAAAGTTTTTGATCCAAAACTTGAACAAAGACCGCACCACGTAAGATTAGCTACATTGGATTTAGCTTTTAACTTAGGTAGACTAAAACTTTTAGGAGGCGTTGATGCTGAAGGAAATAAAGTAAAAGGATTTGTTAATATGCGAAAAGCGTTAGCAAACGATGATTATAAAACAGCAGCTGCCGAAATGAAGGATTCCAACTGGTACAGTCAAGTAAAGACAAGAGGTCCTCGTATGGTTGGAATAATGCAAGACCCAAGTAATTTAACAAAATTATTAAATGAGCTTAGAAAGTGATTTAAAAGCATTAAGTAACCACGAGCACTTCGCTCGTTTTTTATCAGTAATCGAGGACTTGCGTGAAGAGACTATTGAAGAGCTTCATCAAGCTAGTACAGAACAGATGCAACAAATATCTGGTCGTATTCTGACCTACGATCAGATCCTACAAATGTGCGACTGGAAGAACCTACAAGTACGGTTCAAAGATAGGCTTGCACAATAAGTTATAATACTTTCATCGCCATCGCTCGGCGTTAAGGAGTGCAAAACATTATGTCAGAAGAAATCACAGAGGGAGTCGCTGAACCCTCAACAGAAACAACAGCGGTACAGTCAAATATGTCAGTGTCAGAGTTCGCTCAAAGACGCTTGGGGCAACTTACTCCTAAGGAAGAAGAAGCTCCACAAGTTGAAGCAACAGAAGAAGTAGCCGATGAAGTCCCAGTTACTGAGAGTAATGAGGAAACTGTCGAAGAAACAGAAGTTGCTGAACAAACTGAAGAGCCGCAAGGTTCTACAGATGTTCTTTCACAGTTAGATCTAGACGAGATGTCCGAAGATGAACTCAAAGAGTTATCCGAGAAACTTGGTAGTCGAGCAGTTGCCCGCTATGGGGAACTTACTGCAAAGCGTAAAGCAGCAGAAAGAAAGCTCGAAGAAATACAAGCTGAGTTAAATAAGTCAAATCCATTAGAGACTCAAACAGTAGCCGAAAACCCTTACGCATCTATTGATTCGTTGGAGGGATTACAAGACAAGGCTAAAGAAGTAACAGATGTCATAGAGTGGGCGGAGGAAACATTATTCAACGCAGACGGATACGGACCAAATGATGTCGTAACAGAAGTAGAAGGAAAGAGCTTAACTAAGGCCGATGTGCGTAAAAGTTTATTAAACGCACGTAAAGCTCGTGATAAGTTCCTACCAGCTCAGTTACGAGAAGTTCAAAGAGTTGAACAAGCAAAAGAACTCAAAAGTGCTTTTGACCAACAAGCTCAGAACGAACTCAAATGGTTACAAGGAGAAGATAACGATGTTCGTAAGAATTACGAGGCTATGGTTGGAGATCCAAGATTCGAGAAACTAATAGAAAACGCAGACCCAGAAGTATCAGCACAGCTGAATTATCTAATGGCACACGCAGCTAATAGTATCTACGGAAGGAAAACCATTCAAGAAACTCCTAAGAATACGAAGTTGAATCCTCCACAAACGGGTATCACATCGACATCAATGTCAGAGAAAACTGTTGGAAAGTCAGTTAAGGCACTTAAAGATCTTAACCAACGATTTAAGCAATCCGGCACTAAGGGTGATTTCATTACTCTCAGAACCCAACAAATTAAAAATAAATTCTAATTATTAAACACAATGTCATTCTCAAATACATTCGACACAACCAATCCCGGAAGTGGTGTTTCTAACAGAGAAGACTTGACTGATGTTTTGTCAATTCTTGCTCCCGAAGAAACTCCAGTTCTTTCATCATTAAGCAAACAGCGTGCTAGCTCAACTTTCGTTGAGTGGACTGTAGACAGCCTAGCTGATCCAGTTACAACCGGTGTTGCCGAAGGTGCTGATGTAAGTGCATTCACAGATAAATTCTCTGGACGTGCACGTTTAGGTAACTACGTACAAAAATTCCGCCGTGACTATATGGTATCAGACCTCCAAGAGGCTGTTGATTCCGTAGGTCCAGCTAAGATCGCTCAAGCTGAAGCTAAAGCAATCCGTGAAATTAAAAGAGACATCGAAGCAACTATTTGCTCAACTAACGATCGCTCAGTTGAAAACGGTGCTGGTCAAGCATACGGTCTTCGTGGATTAGGCAAATGGATTGAGTCCTCTGCAAATACTGGTGGTGCTGGTGCATCTTCAGACATTCCAGATGCTTTCAAAACTCCAGCTGCTTCAATCAAAAACGAAGGTGGTACAGCTATCACAGAAGCTGGTTTCAACGATATCATTACTTCAATCTATCGTGAAACTGGGACAACTGACCAACTTATGCTTGTTGCGGACACTAGCTTACGTCAAACAATCTCTGACTTCGCTCGCTTAGGACCTAGCAATAGTGCTACTAACCAAGGTGTTCGTTCAGTGAACTATGACGGTAACAGTGCTGAAATCAAACTATCTGTTGAGTTATACCAATCAGATCACGGTATCGTTTCTATCGTAAACGCTAACCCGGATTGTATGCCAACTACAGCTCCAGTAGATCGTACTGGATACTTGTTGAACCCAGAATATGCTGGTATTCACGAGTTAATTCCATTGGGCTCAACTCGCCTACCTAATATGGGTGGTGGTGAGCGTGGTTATGTTGATTGCTCTCTAACACTTGGAGTATATCACCCACAAGCACACGGTAAAATAACAGACCCAGTATAAGAAGGAGGTAAAACATTATGGCTAGATTAACTGTAAACGAAGCCGGTATGACCGGATATACTGACGAAATCATCCTTACACCGGGTGACTTCACAACCGCCGCTGGCAACACTACTACATTAGTTAATGTAGGAGTTAAAGCTGGTGACGTTATCGATGGAGCTGCTTTAGTAATCTCTGAAGCTTTCAGCGTAAGTTCTAACGTAAGCGTAGGATATGACGGAGATGTCAATCCAGCTTCTGGATCTGCTGTTGACGAAGGATTCGTAGCTAATTCAAATGCAAATACCACACAAACTAAAGTGAATACTGGTTCTGCACTTGATGATGGCGGGGATGCGAGCAATGTTCGTATCGTTGCTGCTGCTGATGGAAATGTTTTCATCAAATCTGCATCTGCATTGGACGTAAGCACAAGCGGTAAAATGAAAGTTTTACTTAGCATCAAACGTGTTAACGCTTAATTAAAAATTTGGGTAGGGGGCACAATGCCCCCGCCCTCTTTTTTCAACTTAAAACTACTTAAAGATATATGGACATTATTACAGAAGTACCACGAAGTTTCACAGATGGTGAAATAGATCAAGCATTTATGAATGAAATCAAGAGTGGTTTCAAATTGGAAAGAGAAACTGAGCACTTGCGTTACGCTCAAGCAAAAAAGGACGCAGCCAAAGAGAAAGGAAAGGTTCACCCCGTACTAGGAAGATGTGTAGCTACTATGCCCGCTAGAGACTTCTTTAGATTAACTAACAAGTACGGACACGACCAAGTCCATTCCAAAG